GGTGATCGCCACCACGCAGTCGGATGACATCCCGGCCGGCGCCTTCAAGGACGAGCTGCAGAACGCGCGGCGGGTGCGCGACGGCCATTTCAAGGGCAAGGTTTCGCGTTCGTTGCTGCCGGTGCTGTACGAGTTTCCCGAGGCGATCGGGCGCCACCGCGAACGCTGGGGCGATCCGGCCAATTGGCCGATGGTGATGCCGAACCTCGGGCGCTCGGTGGTGCTCGAAAGCCTGGTGGCCGATTGGCAGACCGAGCAATCCAAGAACGAGCAGGCCATTCGCATCTGGGCCAGCCAGCACCTCAACATCGAGATGGGCCTGGGGCTTACAACGGACGGCTGGGCGGGCAGTGAATTCTGGGTCAACGCCACCGACGACACGCTGACGCTTGAGAGCCTGATTGAGCGCAGCGAAACCGTGGTGGTTGGCGTCGACGGCGGCGGGCTCGACGACCTGTTCGGGCTCGCCGTGCTCGGGCGCGAAAAGGAAACCAAGCACTGGTTGTCATGGTCGCACGCCTGGTGCCATCGCGGCGTGTTGAACCGGCTCGACGATGTGTCTGCAATCATTGATATCATTGCGCGCATCAAGGAGGCGGGCGTTCTGGCCTGCGTGGCGCTCGATATCGAAGGGCCGTATGGCGAGTTCGTCGACGCGCTCGACACCATCGAGGTGACAGAGGCAAGCGAGCAGATCGTCGGCATCGGGCAGGGCTATCGGCTGATGGGCGCCATCAAGACGGTCGAGCGCAAATTGGCGAATGGCACCATGACGCACGCGCGCTCGAGCCTGATGGAGTGGACCGTCGGCAACGTCAAGATCGAGCCGACGGCGACCGCGATCAGAGCAACGAAGCAGAACGCCGGCGACGCAAAGATTGATGCGTGGTGCGCGCTGATGGACGCGGCAACCGTGATGGTGAAAAACCCGAGCGGCGCGCAGTCCTCGGTGTTCGTGGTCTGATGCGCGGCTGGCCCGTTTTCTACCTCGAGCGGCCGATGGTGTTGGCCATCGTGGTGGCGCTCGTGATCGTTGCGGGCGTGGCGCTCGGCGTTCTGTTTTCCGGCTATTACGAGGTGACCCCATGAACCGCGCCTATTCGCTATTGGAGATCAAGGCGGTCAAGGACGACGAACGCATCATCGAAGGCACCGCGACAACGCCGTCGCCCGACCGCGTCGGTGACGTCGTCGACCCGATGGGCGCCAGGTTCAACTTGCCGCTGCCGCTGTTATGGCAGCACGACAAGGATCAACCGATCGGCGAGGTGTTCTTTGCCAGGCCAAACAAGACCGGCATTCCGTTCAAGGCCAGGATTGCCTCCATCGACGAACCAGGCCGGCTGAAAGACCGGCTCGACGAGGCCTGGCAGTCGACCAGGATCGGCCTGGTGCGCGGCATCTCGATAGGCTTTTCGATTGCCGACCACGAGGTCATGCCGAAGACCGGCGGCTGGCGCATCACCGATTGGGAATGGCTGGAAACTTCGATCGTAACAATTCCGGCGAACAGCGAAGCCACAATAGACCGCATCAAATCCATCGACGCCGAAGTGCTGGCCGCGTCAGGCCAGGCGCACAACGGCGGCGCGCGTACCGTATCGGCCGGCGTCACGGCATCCCGCAACAAGTCCGTGAACCTGAAAGAAACCAAAATGTCAAAACCGAAAAGCTACGCGGAACAGATCACCGCGCTGGAGGCAACCCGCCAGGCGAAAGCCGCGCGGCGCGAGGAAATCCAGAATACCGCGGCTGAGGATAGCCGCACCAAGGACGAGGCCGAGCGCGTCGAGTTCGACGAACTTGGCGACAGCGTCAAGACCATCGACCGCGAGCTGGTCGACCTGCGCGAGCTCGAGAAGCACAACAAGGCGGCGGCGGTGCCTGCGGTCGGCTCCGACCAGGCGGTCGCCGCGACCTCACGTTCCGGCGTGCGCGTCGAAAACGTCAAGCGCAACCTGCCGCCCGGCATCGCGTTCGCGCGCATGACGATGGCGCGGGCGCGCTCGTTCAAGGAAATGATTCCGGCCTATGAGATCGCCAAGCAGATGTGGCCGGAACACGAGGAACTGCAGACCGAGCTCAAGGCGGCGGTGGCGGTTGGTTCATCCACCACGCTGGCAACCCTGGTGCTGCCGAACTACATGGCGCAGGAGTTGATCGAGTATCTCTGGCACCGCACCATCATCGGCCGCATCTCCGGGCTGCGTAAGGTGCCGTTCAACATCAAGGTGCCGCGCACGACCTCGGTGGCCGGCGTGAGCTGGGTCGGGGAAGCGGCGCCGAAACCACTCTCGACGTTTGCGCTCGATACCGTCTCGCTCGGCTACTACAAGATCGCCGGCATCGTGGCCCTGACAGACGAGATCGTGAAATTCAGCTCGCCCGCCGCAGAGGCAATGGTGCGCGACGAACTCGCCAACGCCATCGTCACCTTGATGGATCACGACTTTATCGATCCGGAAAAGGCGGCGGTGGCGGGTGTTTCGCCTGCGTCAATCACCAACGGCGTCACACCAACGGCGGCAACCGGTACGGCTTACTCGAACTTCGCCGCCGACCTCGGCACGACATTGGCGCTGTTCGATGCGGCGCGCATCGACACCAGCAATCTCGCGGTGGTCATGCCGACCCGCATTGCCCGCTCGCTCAGCCTGATGCTCAACTCGCTCGGTCAGCAACTGTTTCCGACCTTGTCGGCAACCGGCGGCACCGCGCTGGGCTACCAGGTGATCGTCTCGGGCAACGTCGATCCGACCGGCGACGTCGCCGCCAACGGCGACAACATCATCTTCCTCAAGCCGGATGAAATCATGTTTGCGGATGACGGCAACGTCACCATCGACATCTCACGCGAGGCGTCGGTGCAGATGGATTCGGCTCCGGACAATCCGGCGCTGGCGACCACCATCACCATCTCGGCGTTCCAGCACAACCTGGCGCTGATCCGCGCCGAGCGTTATTGCAACTGGATCAAGCGGCGCACCGCCGCCGTGCAATACATCTCAGGTGCCAAATACGCCTGAGCGTAATCGGGACGGCCCGGAGCAATCCGGGCCGTCTTGCTTTCAATAGGAGGCAGCATGCCAAAACTTACTGCCAATGAGCGGTTCTATTACAACGGCCGCAACGTCGAGATGGACGAAACGTTTGTCGTCGAGGAAAAGGACGTCGATTTGCTGACCCACGCGGTCAAGCCGATGGCGAGGCTGCCTGATCGCGGCGAGCCGGATCCGCCCGAGCCCGAGGTCGATCCGTTGGGCAGAACGAAGAAACCGACCAGCGAGACGCAAGGCGAACGGCGAGCCTATAAGCGGCGCGATATGAAGGCCGAGCGCTAGATGCGCCTGTTCGGCTTCGAGGTCACGCGCGCCGTCAAGGCTGCGCCCGGCCTGCAGGAATGGTCGTCATCGTCCGGCGGCGGCTGGTGGCCGATCGTGCGCGAGCCGTTCACCGGCGCTTGGCAGCGCAACATGGAGGAACGCACCGACACGTTGATCGCCTACCACGCGGTCTATTCCTGCATCACCTTGATCGCCTCCGACATCGCCAAGTGCCGCCCGCGCCTGGTCGAGGAAACCGACGACGGCATCTGGCAAGAAACATATTCGCCCGCGTTCTCGCCCGTTCTGGAAAAACCAAACGGCTATCAGAACCGGCTGAACTTCTACGAAAGCTGGATGTGCTCCAAGCTCATCAACGGCAACACCTACGTTTTGAAGGAACGCGACGAACGCCGCATCGTCACCGGCCTCTACGTGCTTGATCCTTCCAGGGTCAAGACCCTGGTGGCGCCCGATGGCCAGGTCTATTACGACCTCTCGGCCGACAACCTCGCGGGCACGCGCGACCAGATGACGGTGCCAGCCTCCGAGATGATCCACGACATGACGACGGTGCGGTTTCATCCGCTGTGCGGGCTGCCGCCGATGGCGCCCGCAGCGCTCGCCGCAACGCAAGGGCTCGACATCCAGCGCTCGTCGATCAAGTTGTTCCGGCAGAGCGGACGGCCAGGCGGGATTCTAACGCCGAAGGGACCGGCCTCTATCAAGAAGGAGGATGCCGAACGGCTGAAGGAATCCTACGAGCAGAATTACACCGGCGAGAACGCCGGCCGCGTCGCGGTGTTTACCGCCGACATGACGTTTCAACCGATGGCGCAGGCCGCGCGCGATGCGCAACTGATCGAGCAGCTCGGGCTTTCCGGCAAGATGGTGTGCTCGGCATTCAACGTGCCCGCGCACATGGTCGGCATCGGCGACCCGCCGTCCTACAACAACATCGAGGCGCTCAACCAGCAGTACTATTCGCAATGCCTGCAGAAATACATCGAGGCCATCGAGCTCTGCCTCGATGAAGGCTTAGGCTTAACCAACGTGCCGGGCCGCAGTTA